CCCGTAGGCCGACGGATCACGCACCGGTCAGTCATCAGCCGCTCAGCCGCAGCACGTCCCGCACGGACAACCGCCATCACACCCACAGCGGCCCACCCGGATAGCAATAGCGGGCACGGTCCGGCTCCCCATACGGCGTGACCGAGAACGCGCCAGACGACGACGCAGGAGCGAGCATCGCCCACTCCTCATCAGTCAGAAACAGGTCACCCTTCCGGGTCTGCTCGTTGTACCGGTACTGGTAGTCATCAACACCCTCGGACACCTTCCCGTCCGGGTTGTTGATCTTCCGGATGACCGCGTTACACACGACCATCGTCACCACCGCCGCAGTCGGCACACCCTCCGCGACACGCTCCGGAAGGTCCGGGATACGCGCCAGAATCAGCGACTCCACATCACCGATCCACGCGTTCACCTGCCGCGCCTCGACAGGGTCGACAGTGGGGCGCCCAAGACGGTCCTCAACATCGTTCAGGTTCGCGTACATGGACGCCCCACCACCCTTCTACTCCTCGCCGTCAGCGTCCGACTTGCGTCGCCGCTGCGGCTTCGGCTTGGGCTTCTCGACCCACCCGTTGGCCTTGTACCGGTCCACCCGGTCCGCGGCGACCCTCACCGTGCCCCGACCGAGCGGGGACGTCAGCTCGACGCGGTCCACGGTCAGTCGCCAGCCGGGGCCGCGTTGGTCAGGCGGACGAACTGCTCGTCGTCGGCGATGAACCCGACGTGGATCTCGGCGCGGACGCCGATCATGTTGTCCTGCCAGCCGGCCGTCACGAGCTCACCGGTGGGCGAGTACACGGGGTTGTCGGAGATGTCGATGGACACGCCCTCGACCTGCCCCCAGATGGCCTTGGTCCAGTCGCCGGCGATGCCGACGACGTCGCCGTCCTGGGCGTTGCCGGAGCGGAACACCGGGCGGCCCAGGATGGAACCGACCGACCCGTTGGTGAGCACGTTGGGGTTGAGGATGGCGCCGCCGTTGGTGTCACGGTTCGACAGGGCCACGACCTCGCCCAGCGGGGACAGTGCCCAGCCGTTCAGCTCGGGCACCGCGGCGATCGCGTTGAGGAAACCTGCGTAGGCGTCCACGCTGCCGGCGGTCGTGTTGTGGATCGACACCTCGTCGGCGTTCGCGAGGGTGTCGAAGTCGGACGCCGGGGCGCCGGTGCCGTGCAGCGCGGCGAGGTCGAACGTGCGGGCCAGCGCGCCGGGGAGGCGGCTGACGAGCGCGTTGAACAGGCCGGGCAGGTCGCGACGGAACTCGTCCGAGTACGTCTGCACGACTGCGATCTTGTGCGCCTTGAGGGTCTTCGAGCCGACCGTCGGGTTCGACACGGGCTTCCGCTCCGTCTCACCCACGAACTGCGGCTGGGAGTCGGTCAGGATCTCCCGGTAGACCGTTCCGGCCCCGGAAAGCTGCACGCGACGGGCCAGGCCCATGACGACGGAAGCGTCCTGGATCTGCTGCCAGATCTCACCGGACACCTCCTCGGGGAGGACGACACCGGTGGTGCCGCGGTTGATGTCAACCATGATGTTCTCTCTTTCTCACGTTCAGAGCCGACCCTCGAACGCAGCAGCGAACTTCTGCGCCGGGGTGGCCTGCGATGGGGTGCCCTTCGCTCCCTGAGAGAGGTCGGGCTTGGGTGTGGTCGGACCCTTGGCGGTCGCCAGTTCAGCGAGACGCTGCGCCTGCTTCCGGATCGAGTCCTCATCCGTGCCGGTGAGGAACACCTCGGCATCCTCAGCGGCGATCGCGAACTCGGCGGCGACCTTCCACCGCAGAGCCTCCGTGGTCGCCTTCGCGGCGGCCTCCTGAGCCTCCTGCGCGGCGGCCTGCGCCTTCTCCAGGTCGCTCATCTGTGCGGCCTCGATCTCCTTGAGCCGCTTCTCATACTCGGCTGCGGCTTTCTCGGCAGCCTTGCGGGCATCCCGCTCGGCAGCCAGCGCCTTCTTGCCGGCATCGCCCAGCGGCTCGGTGTCAGCGTCGCGCTGCTCCGGAGCCTCGGGCTCGGTCGGCGTGGTCGTCTCGTTCGGGTCTGACATTGCTTCTCCCAATCGCTGGGGTGGACACCCGACCGCATCGCACGGACGGGAAGATCAGATAGGGCGCGGGGTTAACGGCGACTGGCGAGCGCCCACCGATACTCCTGCTCGGCAAGAGCAAGCTCGGTAGGCGTCACGGGCCGCATCGCAGACCCGCCAGTGCGGTTCAGCCGCAACCCATACGGGTCCGGCGTCTGCCCAAACCCCGGCGACGTGTACGGGCTCACACCCGACATCGCCACCTCATAGCGGCGCCGCGCGTCATACACGCGCCGCTCAGCCTCAGTCATCGTGTACCGGTTCCGCGGGTCCCGGACACCGGTCCTGCGCGCCTCCAGTACCGCCTGGGACGCCGCCTTTCGTGTCCCTCCACGGCCCAGTGCACCAAACCCCTCACGCTGCCCACGCAGCGCACCGCCGGCGACCTGACCGCCGGGGACGATGTAGCCGTGCTCCTTGAGCAGCTCGATCGCCCGCTCCCGGCTACCGTCGGCCTGTCGGTAGATCAGTTCCGGAGTCATGCGCCGCTGCCGCGGCTTCAACAGGCTGTGCGCGTAGCCGCGCTTCGTGGTGCCCTCAACCGTGAAGTTCCCGTTCGGGGTCATCCCGCGCCGCGCGTTCACCACCTGAGAGATGTCAGCACCGTCGCGCAACGCCTGAGCGCCCGGCTTCGTGAACACCCGATCCTGCTCGGCCTCGTCAAGGCTGCGGAAGTAGTCGTAAGGGTCGTCGATCAGACCCTCGCTCTGCGCCGCAGCAGTCGACCGGACAGTCGAAGCCACGTGCACACAGTCACAGTGAGGGTGCCGCTGGAATCCGGCGTTCCACCGGTAGAACCGGCCCGCCAGGATCACGCACCGGGCACACGACGGCGGATTCAACATCCGCACATAGCCCGTCCCCGGCCGTGCAGCCACATCAGCGCCCGCAGCCTGCCTGCCAGCGTCCGACACGATCGTCGCCAGAATCCGGTCCAACGCGCCGCGCCCCATCTGGAGCGCAGCAGCCGGAGCAACACCCCGGCCGATCGCCGTCTTCGTCGTCGTCGCCGGCGAGTACAGCAGCCCCTCCAGCGGACGGCCGTCCGACGCGTACCCGGCGATCGCGTGCGGGTCCACGAACTCCGTCGGCGCCACATAACGGCCCTGCTGCGCGAGAGCCATCGCCGAATACGTCGCACCCGACATCGCCGCATGGAACTGCGCTCCCGAGATGACCGGCTCAATCTCGCGGACGATCTCCGTCCACGACTCACCGATGCGGTCCACGTTCACCCGACGCCACCCGCGACGCCCAGCCGACACGGCGACCACCTGGAGACGCTGCATGTGCCGGTAATGGTCTGCGGCAGCCGGCGGCACAGACTGCGCCACGACTACTGCCCGGTGTAGGCGGTCAGGTCGCGGGAGATCCGCTCAAGCGTCGGGTCGGCCGACTCCAGCCGCTCCTGCTCGAAGTACTTCCGCTCCTTCGCCTTGCGCGCCTCAGACCAGCCCAGCTCGTCCCACAGGCCCTCACGTGAGATAGCACCCACCTGGCGCGCCTTCACCAGGGCGTCCATCCGCTGCGAATACGTCGGGGTCGCAGGGTCGTGCCAGTCGACACGGATACGGTTCCCCTCGACCCACTCGCCGGTCGAGAACCGCCACGCCAGAGCGGCAGCCCACCCGAGAGTCATCCCGGTCTCTTCGTTCTGCCCCTCAACGGACTCCACGAGCTGTGTCTCATCGGCACGGATCGCGCCCTCAGCCGGCGGGTTCGTCGTCAGCAGACCGAAGTAGCGGCCCGGGAACCCCGAAACCGTTGACGCCTGCTTGCCGTAGATCGTGATCGCCGTCTCGAAGTTCTTCAAATCTGACGGCGTCAACTGCCCGATCCGGGCGTCCTTGTTCGTCAGCGTGTGAATCGCGTTGTAGTACGCCTCGAACTGCGGAATCGGCTTACCCTGCGCGTCCACGAAATCGCCACGCGCTACACCCGTCATCCAGATCCGCGGGGCGCCGTGCGCGTCTATCGCGAACTGCATATCGGTCAACGTCCGCGCCGCGCTGTCAGCGATCGGGATGATGTCGCTCATCTCCGACTCGCCCTCCCACGACCCCGTCATGCGACGGTTCAGGTGCATCACAATCGGCACCTGACCGAGGTCGTGCTCGTCCCGGTCGACCTCCACCCACTGCGACGAGCCGGCGTTGTCACGCTCCAGCCACACCGTCACGTCAGGCAGATACAGCGTCGCGTGAGTCGGCATGATTGACGTGTCCGTCGACCCGTAGAACCGGGCAGCAGCCGTCACCACCTCGTGCCGATAGTCGATCCGCACAACCATCTCGCGCGGCGACTCAACCCGCACCAACGGCAACGACGCGTCCCGCTCATTCGACCCCACCGACAGGAACGCACGCCCATAGATCAGCCGGTCACGGTTGAACATCCGCAGATGCGCCGACAAGTTCGACGCATCCCAAATCGCCTGCAACCGCGGGTCCGCCGTCTCCTCACCCGGCAGCACCAGCGAACGCACCTTCTGCCGCCGCTCAATCGTGTCCACCAGCACACGCGGCCAGTTCGCAACCACCTGGAAATGCCGCAGCGACGGCGGGATCGCAAGACCCAACATCTCGATACGCTGCCGGCCCTGGTAGTACCGCAGCAGGAGCTCATCCCGGTTCGACCGGGTCTGCAACTCCTGAAACAGCTCGTCGAGGAGAGACGTCTCGTCGGTAGAGAGTGCCACTGCGTCACCCCCTTCGCGGGACTATCTGGGCAGGAAGAAAATGCTTGGACCCGTGTCAGCCCACCCGAGCGCACGCATATCCGATGCGGCCTCGTGGGCAAGGATGTCGGCCATGAGAATGTCGATCTTCTGATGCTCGGACGGCTTCCCGAGGATGTACTTATCGCCCGGCTTCGCAACCTTCCGCGCATTCAACGCGTGCTGCTTCGC